GATGGTAACTTTAGCGCGGGTACAATTACTGCGGCTCTCACTGGGAATGTAACGGGTAATGTCACTGGGAATGTAACGGGTAATGTAACGGGTAATGTCACTGGAAACGTCACGGGCGATCTCACGGGTGATGTTTATGCCAGCAATGGCACAAGTAAAATTCTGGAGAGTGGCACTGACGGTACGGATGCCACATTTACAGGTGCCGTTACTGGGAATGTCACTGGAAACGTCACGGGCGATCTCACGGGTGATGTGAAAGCAACTAATGGAACTACCGTATTAGATAGTGGCACTGACGGTACAGATGCTACAATTACTGCAACTCTTACAGGCAATGCTACAGGTGATCTTACTGGAGACGTCTATGCCAGCAATGGCACAAGTAAAATTCTGGAGAGTGGGACTGATGGAACGGATGCCACTTTTACAGGGGCCGTTACCGGCAATGTTACTGGGGATCTCACGGGTGACGTTTATGCCAGCAATGGCACAAGCAAGGTTCTGGAGAGCGGGACTGATGGAACGGATGCCACTTTTACAGGGGCCGTCACTGGAAACGTTACCGGCAATGTTACTGGGGATCTCACGGGTGACGTTTATGCCAGCAATGGCACAAGTAAAATTCTGGAGAGCGGTACTGATGGTACAGATGCTACATTTACAGGTGCCGTTACTGGTACTGTTTCAGGAAATGCGGGTACGGCAACTGCTTTAGCAACTGCACAAGACTTTTCCATAACGGGTGATGTGACTGCCGCTGCAGTTTCTTTTGATGGTACGGGTGCGGTTGCATTGAGTGCGGCGATTACTGCAGATACAATTGTCAATGCAGACATAAAGTCAGACGCTGCCATTGCGGATACGAAGCTCGACACCATTTCTACTTCAGGGAAGGTTTCCAATTCTGCCACAACAGCTACAAACTTAAACACGGCAAGTGCGATTGTAGCTAGGGACGGGAGTGGGGATTTTAGTGCAGGTACGATTACAGCTAACTTGTCGGGCAATGTCACAGGGACAATACAGACCGCAGCGCAGCCAAACATCACATCGCTAGGCACTTTGACCAGTTTAACTGTAGATGACGTTTCTATTGACGGTGACGTTATATCTGCGACAGGGGATCTGTACGTTCGACCTACAGGTGACAACGTATATCTTCAAGGCATCACTTCAGGTGAGCAAGTTCGTATTTATTTAGATGCTAATCAGCAAACCATTAGCTCTTCGGACGCGTTAAAAATTTCCTCAAACAATATTACTACGGGTAATCTTACTCTCAACCCTGCTACGGGCTTTCTTAAATTTGAAGATGCTTCTACGTCACGCGGCTACTTAGACCTTAACACCGAAACTGAAGTCACACTTTATACTCAAGATTCAGTTGGTACTGCCACGCTTAATACAACTTTCAATGGTGCTAATGCCACTGTGGCAGGTAATTTATCCACAGGTGGAGAGGTTATTATGACAGGAGGTGCTTCAAACTGGACCTTTGAAGTAGATGGAAGCAACCGTCTTGTAATTCAATATGGAGGTACAAGTTTAATGCGGTTGGATAGTTCTGGCAATTTAACAGTAATTGGTGATGTAACAGCTTTCGGATCATTATAATGACTTTACCATCTTCAGGTGCAATAAGTTTCTCTGATATTCAAACTGAGTTTAGTGGTTCCAACCCTATCAGTATGAGTGAGTATTATAGAAATCTTGGTTCTGTTCCACGTAAAGTAACAAGCAATAACACAAATATTCCAACTTCTGGCGCAATATCAGTAAACCAATTTTATGGTGGTAGTAGGCAGGGGACTTACGATAGTTTAACTGCACGAACATCTTCTGGCACTTTCAACGCCGCCTCTAACGCTGCTTATTACCACGTTCTTGTCGTAGGCGGTGGTGGCGGTGGTGCCGCGACAATTGAAAGTGATGGGTCGGTCAGCCCTAATTTTAAAGGGGGCGCGAGGGGCGCACACTCTATTAATTCGACAGACACCGTTTTGTCGGGGAGTTACACTGTCACAGTAGGAAGCGGTGGCGCAGGGGGCTTTACGACTCTAAGCCTTGTCTTAGGCAGTAGCGGCGGGACAAGCTCTGCATCTGGGACCAATCTCAGCATGAGCGCAAGCGGAGGTGCTGGTAGTGGGTCGGGTAGCACGGCGGGTCAAGATGCAAACATTACGACTACATCTCCTGACAACTATGCGGCGTACAGTGGTACTGGAGGTACTTACACAGGGCCTGGTCAAGGTGTTACTGGCGGGAATGGAACCAATTATGGTGCGGGGGGCGGTGCCATTTACAATAACAATTATGATAGTGGCCCAAATGCTACGGGCGGAAGCGGCTCTCAGGGCGTGGTCGTATTTTATAAATATGTCTATTCGTAAAAGTGAGTTGGTCTATGACGTACACAGATCTTTGTTATGAAAGCTTAACATAATGGAAATGGATACTCTTTGGAATGTAGGACTTACTGCTGCCATAGCTGTAGCTGGGTTTTTAGGTCGTAGTATTTTTACGGAATTACAGAGACTGCAAGTACTAATAAACAAAACCCGTGAAGAGATTGCTAAAGAGTATTTAACAAAACAAGAAGCCGCACACGATTTAAATCGTATAATGGACAGATTGGAGGCGCTTGACGCTAAGTTGGACAGAATAATAGAACGACGATGATAGACCCAATAACCGCCATTTCTGCAGCGACAGCCGCTTTTGGGTATTTAAAAAAGGGCATTGCAGTAGGCAAAGATTTGCAGGACATGGGCGGTCAACTCTCTAAGTGGGCTGGGGCTATTGCTGACCTAGAGTTTGCAGATCGTCAAAACCAAAAGCCACCTTGGTATAAAGCATTGGGTGGTGGAGTCCAAGCACAAGCAATGGAAATATTTGCAGCAAAACAAAAAGCTGCGGCAATGCGTCAAGAACTAAAAGATTATATCTCACTGATGTATGGTCCAAGTAAGTGGCAAGAGATATTAGAAATAGAAGCAGATTTAAGAAAACAGAAGAGAGAACATGAGCATAGACGAATGGAAATCAAGCAAAAAATTATTGAGTGGTCGGCAGGATTTGTTCTGTTTGTTTTGGGCGTTTGCGTTATTGTCGGCTTTGTATGGTTAGGAACTAGATAATGATAAATTTAGATGCAGAACATAGACTAGCAGAAAAGTTTCTTGGGTATACAGGAGAAAAATCCAGACCCAGTTTAGATAACTTTTATAAATCTAATCCTAGTGCTGCTGCTCGGATGGGTAAATATCAAAAAGCTGTAATGGGTATGGCTGAGGGTGGTATTTCTTCTCTTAGACCAAGAGCTAGACCTACTGCTGCTCCAAGCACTAGTGTTCAAAGTACTGGTACTCAAAGTCCTGCACAAGACAGTACTCCCTCTGTTAGACCAAGAGCTAGACCAACTGACGCTACTACTTATGTAAATAATGAAAAAGACAAAAGCTCAAATATACAACAGGAATCAAAGTCTGTTTCTATTCCAAAAGATACATCTAGGCCTGTAAAAATATATGACAGAAATAGTGGACAGCTTGTAGCCAGTGGCACTGAAGATGATATTGAAATATCTGATCAGAGTGTAGCTCAAGCAGTTGGTGGATCTAAATCAAGTTTGCCTAACTTTTTAGGTGGAGTGCAGAGCTATTTAAACAACCTTCCAATTCAAGTCGGTAATGTAGACTTGTTTAGCAGAGATCCGCTTGCTAATTTTGATGTAACTTATGGCGATGAAAGAAGTGGTCAGTTTGTCTTAACAAAAAGAGACGATGGGGCTGGACTTTATTATAAGAAAAAGTTTAATGAGGGTGGTGTTGTAGGATTTAAAGAAGGTGGTGCTATACCTAGTTGGGTTCAGCCTCCTCCCCCAGGAACGCCAGTGTCTACGGCATTTGAAACTTTAACAAATCCAGAAACGGGAGAAACTTTTAATGCCCCTACTGGTGGGTATACTATTAAAGGAAGCAGTTCAGTAAAAACAAAAGATGCACCTAGTTACACTAAAGATATTATCCCTAAATTTGGTCAGACTGTTCAACAAACTCTTTCTCCTGTACAAGCTGGTGTAGAAAAAATTAGGCCTACGGCTGGTACAGAGATTGCAGCAACTGCAGGTCAAGTGACTCCTACTGCTCCTACAGCTACTGCAGAACAAGTTGGTACTGTAGCAACAGCTCAAGGTCCAGTGGCTACTGATGCTGCTACATATCAAGCAGGTATAGTATCTGATGCAGTACAGGCAGAAACTGCAAAATTGCAAGCAGAGCAAGGGCAAGTAAGTCAACAAGTGATTGCTGCTCAACAAAATCAATCTGCAGTGTCTGGGCTGGAAGCATCTCAAGGTACTGCACACATAATGCAAAACCCTGTACAGCGTGAAATACAAGCTGGAGAACTTATTAGTGGTGCTGCAGATGCACAAAAAGCTGCTGTATTTACAGAACAGATACAAGCTGCTCAGGCTAGACCAAGTCAGCAAGCTACTGTACAGGGCCAGCTAGATGGATTGATGCAACAGTTTGAAGGTGGGGATAAAACACCAGCTTGGGCTGCAGGAGCAATGAGAGCTGCAACAGCACAGATGGCTGCTCGTGGTTTAGGGGCAAGCAGTATGGCTGGGCAAGCTATTATACAAGCTGCTATGGAATCTGCTATACCAATTGCTCAGGCTGATGCACAAACAATTGCATCTTTTGAAGCACAGAACTTGTCAAACCGTCAACAACGTGCTATGCTTGCAGCGCAACAACGTGCTCAGTTCTTGGGACAAGAGTTTGATCAAGCATTTCAAGCCCGTGTTCAAAACTCAGCTCGTATTGGTGATATAGCTAATATGAACTTTACTGCAGAGCAGAACATAGCTTTGGAAAACTCTCGTGCAGTAAATACCATGAACCTAGCTAATTTGAATAATAATCAAGCTATGGTTATGTCTGAAGCTGCTGCTCTGTCGCAATTAGATATGAGTAATCTAAACAACAGACAACAAGCTGCGGTTCAAAATGCTCAATCCTTTTTGCAGATGGATATGACTAACTTGGGTAATAGGCAACAATCTACTATGTTTACTACCCAACAAAACATACAGTCTTTGTTTACTGATCAAGCTGCAGAGAATGCTGCTAGACAATTTAACTCTACTAGCAAGAATCAGACAGATCAGTTTTTTGCAGGTCTTGCAAGTCAAACTTCTCAGTTTAATGCAAACCAAGTTAATGCGTTAAATCAATTTAATGTAAGTGCAGAAAATGCAATTAGACAGTTTAATTCAAATCTTCAAGAT